AAATCTTCTTCAGATTCTTCTTTCATATCTTTTTTCTTTTCGTCTTCGTGTGACATCTCTTTTTTATCTTGCGATTTTTTAAGAGCGTCTAGTGCTGCCTTAGGCATTTCACCTTCTTTAACTTCAGATTTTTTCTCATCCGAATCAGTTTCTTCTTCCTCTTTTAGCTTAGGCATAGCGTCAGCTGAACCTTGAGCTTTTTGTTGAGGATCACCAGAAACTTGACTTATTTTCTTTGTGGCGTCAGGATTGCTGTCAGTCGGTTTAGTAACCGCTGAGCCTAAATCTTCAGCATCATTTTTCAGATGAGAAGGTTCAGCCGCTACAGCATTCTTTTTTGGAGCATCAGCTTGCGGATTAGCAGCGTTAGCTTCTAATACAGCTTCTTGTTCCATCGCCTCAATAGTTTTTTCTGTTTCGGCCATTGAAAATCTCCTTTTTTTCTTTATAAACGTTTATAAATTTTCTTTGTAGATATATTTATAAAACTACAGCTTTTTAAGAAACGATTCGAAGACTTTTAATTTAGCTTCTTCTAATGAACGCTGTCTAGCGGTACGGACTTGATTTTTCCAAGATTCTATGTCTTTTTCCTTGAGTACACCATTGTCCCAAATCCATTCTTTACTCTCCATAATACCTTCTACGAAAGCGTCTGGAGCAGATGGATCTGCCACAATATCAGCGGCCGTAGCTAAGTAAAAATCATCTTTTACATAGTTTACACCGTTTCTTTGTATTAAAGACCCCATACCTCGACTAGATACTCCTAATTGAGCACCCTCGTCAATAAGACCTTTTACGATCTTTCCGTATGGTGTGTCCATAATTTTTGCCTCACCAATAAAATCTTTGCCGTCCTGTTTCAATGACTTAACCATATGACAAACTCTTTCTAAATTAACAGTCGGTCCGTCAGGATGTCCTAACTCGCCAAAGGCTCTATTTTTATTGATAAATTCTTTTGTGTATCGATTCACTTCTCTAACCAAGATTTCTCTAGGATAGACTCTTCCATTTCTATTTTTAATTTCAGATTGTAAGAATACACCTCTTATCTTGTATTCTTTTTTGCCGTTATTTTCTTCTATAAGATATTCGGCGTTTTGTACTTCTTCGGAAATAAGTTTCATAAATTCTCTCTCTTATGTATATATTTATAAACTTTTTTATCTATAAACTACAATTATTTAACTTCTCGGTGAGCCAACAGCCGCTACTGAACCTGCAAATGTAACTTCATCTGTAGGGTGTTTTTCTATAATGATTTCATCACCCGCTAAATGTAAATAAGCAGTTCCAATAGTTACTGAACCACCGTCTTCTTTTAATGTTACTGTTTGAGCATTAGCTGTTGCTACACATCTAACAAAAACAGCTCCGCCAATATCATTGTCCGTAACGTTAGTTGTAGCAGAACCTTTTATTATAAATGTTGCCATTTTATTTTTCTCCTAATTGTTCTAATATTTCTTTATCAAAATATTCATCAAATTCTTCTAAATTAATATTATGAAATTCTGCTATCTTATTAACAGCATTTTCAAATCTTTTAATAGCATTACCTTGTTCTTTTTCAATCAATTTAAATATATCACTTACAGCTTCTTTCATTTTAGGACTTAATTCCTTAAATGCTTTAGAATCTATTTGTAAGTTTTCTTTAACTATTCGGCTCACCTGCATCTTCTACACCTTGTGATAAGTCTATTTGTGCTTCACCATCAGCAGATTGTCCTGCTGTTGTAGTTGGCGAAATTGAACCGTCTGGATTAAAAGTTCCTGGATCTGCTACAACCGGTTTAGGGTCGCTATAATCTGCTGCCTCAACATTTCCATTAAACATATTACCAGCAATATCTTTTCTAGCATTATCCAAAGCATTTGCTACTTTATCTCTTAAAGCGTCTTTAAATGCTTCTCCAGCATCTATGCTGTTACCTTGTGATAACTGATCTATAAAGTTTTTTGTGTTGTCATTTATATCTGCCATAATTTACTCCTTTTATATATTTTCTAAATCGGAAGATTGAGCTGTAGGACTAGCAATAATGCCGTCATCAATTTCTTTTTTGATTTGTTTATCCATATTCTCAATTTCTCTTTCGTTTTGTTTAAGTACATTTTTTCTAACATATTCTACAGAAAAATACTTACCAATGTAATCTCTCATTTCATTGGCTAATGCTAATCTTTCTCTTAACATTTCTGTTTGTTTTAATTCGGCGAAATGGCCATCTTGTAAGAAATCATAATTAATACTATCTCTTACTGTATACCAATCGTCTTCACTTATAATACCTTTTAAGATTAATTGTGTTCTTAATAAATCATTAAAAAGTTCAGTAAATTTCTTTCTTAATCTTTGAACAAATTTAGTAAACTTCAATTCATCTCTAGTAATTTCTGAAGCTCTACCTAAATTAAATCCTTGATTTGCTTCTAATCTACTTGCCGGAACATTTAAACTTCTATAAAGTTTTGCTCTAAAGTATTCTATATCAGCAATTTCTCCTAAATTTTGGCCGCCAGGTAGTGTAGTAATATCTGTACCTCTACCACCCTCTCTACTTGGTAACCAAAAGTCTTCTAACATTGACATATAGTTTCTATCATCTCTAATCTCACCTGTAGAAGCGTCATAAACAAGTTTGTTTCTATATCTTGCCATTACATCACGTAGATATTGTTCAGCTTTTACTTTTGGTAGATTACCAACGTCAATCTTAAATATTCTTCTTTCTGGTGCTCTTGCTATTCTGTAAATAACAGTAGCGTCTTCTATCATTCTTAATTGATTAACAGGTTTAATCGCCTTATGTAAATAAGACAATACCATATTTTTGTTTTGGTCAATTAATCCTGAAGGGCAAAAAGCAATTGTGTCTGGTGCTATTTTAATACCAGCACCTGAAGTTGAACCAGAAACACCTTTTTCATTATAAACAAAGTATTCAACATACTCATCTACTACTGAAAGGCCGTGTGGAACAGGTCCGTCTGGTCTTTTCTTTCTGATCTCTCTAATCTTTTTAACTTTACGAGGATCAATATATTTTAATTCTGTAATACCTTTTACAGGTGAATTTCTATCTATAATTTTGTGATAATAAATTCTGCCATCTACGTACCATCTTCTAAAGATGTCGTGGCCTTTTGTATTAAAGTTTAATAATCTTAATACTTGCTTAAATTCGTCTTCTATTTTTCTTCTTACTTCTTGTCCGTAAGGCAAATCTGATACATTTACTCTTACAGCGTCTTTCAATTCATTAGCGACAATAGCTTCGTTGACAATATCTTCAATTGCCATATCACACTCGGGGTGTAATGCTACTTCTCTATATCTACGTATTAAATCCGCCTCACTCTTTGCCGTACCTTCCATATCAAGGTACTGACCAAAATAACCTCCAGCGGCAACCGTTTGTGTACCGTCATCTGCTTGGGTTGTTGTGAAACTTTGTTTTGGATCGGCTTGTTTTTTAGCCCTTGTAATACTAAATCCAAATAATTCAGCCATAATTTATATTCTCCTTACTACTACTTATAAGAGTTTTAAAAAGGCGGCCTGGAGAACCAGGCCACCTTTACTAATATTAAGTTGTAGTATTTGTTTCAAAGTATTGGTATTGAAATGTTACCGGGAACGTTTCAATAGCCGTTTTTTCATCATAGTCTAATGCAATTTCACCAATAGATGTCGGGAATGCTCCTCTCAACGTATAGGATTTAATTGTATTACCATTTCTGTCTAAATGATCTACAAACGCATCCACTTGATAATCAACTGGATTAGTTAAGCCTTCGTTATCAGACATATTGTTGATACCGTTTTGCCATCTTTCAAAAGCATTTCTTAACTTAAAGTTTGTGTCATTGTAAACAGTCACAGACCATTCATCAATTGTTCTATCACCTGCTATTTTTATGTTTCTACCTCTAAAGGCTACGTTTACATTTGTAACCGTCATAGCTGGAATTGATGTTCCTTGACATAAAAAAGCTAGGTCTTCTATTTCGCCACCAACTTGTGCGTAACCAGGAAAAGGCATTATTACCTTAAACTGATTGGCTCTTGCGCCACCGCCAGCAAGTTTAGCTTTGAAGTCGTTTATGTTTGGCATATTTTATTCTCCTTCTCTACTATTAACCGCCAGCAACTTCGTCAAAGCTGACGCCAGTTCTGGTTGCGATGAATTGAAGTGTAATAAAGTTAATCGATCTAGCAGGTTTAATAAAGATTTCTGCTATAAACTCATTACGGTCAATTACTTCGCCTGTATTGTTAGTTTCATCACATACTACTAGGAAGTCTGTGATACCTCGTCTACCTTGTACTTCTCGTAAGAATGGCTCTACGATATTTCTAAAGTTAGCTCTTGTAAATTCATCATTGAACTCAAAGAGTTGGAATTTAGAAGCTGTAGAGATTGCTTTTTCTAGTACAATAAACAATCTTCTTACGTTGATTCTATCAAATGCAGACGGCGCTGATAATCCAGTTTTGTCACCGAAAAGAACTGTACCTTGTCCTGGGAAAAATGCCACAGGATTAACTCTCTTAGGATACAATTGATCTCTTTGTGCTTTAGTTGGATTGTAAGCTAATTTAACTACGCCTCTTACTTGACCTCTGTTAAAGCCAGCAGGTGAGTACCAAGCGTCAGCTGTTAAGTCTGTTCTAGCAGCCAAACCAGCCATATCACCATTTAATGGTACATATCTATATACATCATTATATCTGTCGTACATATATTTGTAACCACTATCAAAAACAACATATGAAGAAGAATTAATATCTTCATAGAAGTTAATGATATTATTAGTGATTGTAGTTGTATTAGTTATATCAACAACGTGGTTTCTTGGAGGTGAAACAAACGCAATAGCGTCTTTTCTGTCCTCAGCAATTTGTAAAAGATCATTTACGTGATTTTTACCATCGCCTGGAGTTCCAATTGTTTCATTAGGTGTTTTACCACCAATGATTAAACCAACGTCAACAGTTTCAGCGTCTTGGAACTTCTCATAAGCAGTTTTTAATTGGCCTGCTGTTACAGCTGTACCATTAGAACCTGCAGATAGAGAGTTTGTTACTGGTAATTCAATTGCTGATGTGCTATCAAAATCTTTGTTAGCAACATTAGAACCAAAACCATTTGTAACGCCTAGTGTTGAGTGATCCATCCAGTAAATATATGCTGATCTATTAAAGATAACACTTGGATAGTAGTTTGTTCCGCCTTCGCTTGTTTTAGCGTCAGCACCTTTTGATACTTTAGAGTAAGTTTCAAT